AATGGTTGCCGGTGTTCGACGCTGCCGATTGGTAGCCGGTGTTCGATGCTGCCGAGCGGTTGCCGGTGTTCGACGCTGCCGAGTGGTCGCCGGTGTTCGATGCTGCCGAGCGGTTGCCGGTGTTCGACGCTGTGCCGCCTACCACCGTCTGCTCAACCGACTTATCTACCTTGCTCATGATCCAGTCGAGGGCCCGCGAGATCATGGTCGGCATGCTGATTTCCGCCTCCACCACCAGGGTAGCGCTGGCGATCTTGCTGTCATCGTCGTGACGGCTCAGATGCCCCGAAGCCTTCACGATGGCGAATCGGCTTTCGCCTGGGGCGTAGTGGCCGAAGACATCAAGGGGATACTCGCAGGAGTGGAAGCCCGAAGCGCATGCCTCTACCTCACCCTCGTGCTTATAGGTTCCGCCGATCTCGAACTGGTAGCCGCGGCAGGTCAGGTCTTGCTTGAACCCCTTGTAAGCGGTCACGACCTCTTCGGACGCAGCCTTTTTCTTGCTCGCCATCGCGATTCTCCGTTTTAGGTTTGCCCTGGGTTGGGCGATAGGGCGCCCGGATGGGCAAATGGGTTGGAGCTGGTGATGCCCTGCTACCTGCAGGGCGGCGGGTTAGTCGTCGGAGTACCGTTCTTCCAGCTTCTCGCGCTGGTCCTGCGCCGCGAACTCGATGTCTTCGAGCTGCTTCTGGCGTTCGGCAGGTGCGATGGTGGTGTCGTGGGCCAGTTGGGTAATCGCGGCGATGATTTGCTGCTTGGTCATGTCCTTTCCTCGGTGATGCCCCGGCGAACCGTGGCAGTGTTCTCAAGTGTTCTCGCAGGCGTAACAAATTCCTGTAGCCGTCACCCCCAGGCGCCCACACTCGGGGCAGCTCGCCTCGCTGCGCACCTGCTCCTGCGCCTCCTCGTAGCAACCCTCGCAGCGGAATCCGTCGGACGTCTCGATCACGCGACCGGGCGCGTTGCACCGGTCGCATTCGTGAGTGATTGTCATCGGGTCGACTCCGTACATCACGCATGCATCCGCACGGTGATGTAGCCGTTGCTGGCAACAACGTGGTCCCAGCGGTTGAACCAGATGAGGTCGCCGAACTTCTTCATGGCGGCCTGGCGTACCTTGATCAGCACGTCATCCGGTGTCTCGTTGCCTTCCGGCAGAGCAATCCAATCCAGGCGTTTGCCGTTGCTCAGGTGCGCATCGACATTGAATTGAGCCATTTCAGTCTCCTTACCAGGGTTTACCGGCGTTGATGTATGCGCTTCCTGCAAGCTCAGTTAGAGCTACCAGCTGCCAGGAGTCGATCGCTCCGCCGTAGTGCAATCCGCGCAACATCCCGACCGTTTCGTAATACTCGATGCGCGCTCGGTGTACGTCGCTCTCCCTGCGAATGATTCGAAGAGACTGACGTAAAGCCAGTAAGGCCTTTTCATTCATCGTCTTGCCCTCCAGGGCGTGTTGACTTCTTCGATGCCCCTCTTGCGAAGGGCGTCTGGGAAATCGGTGTTTACGCGACAGTTGGCTTCGCACCGTGGTTCGGGTGATATCCATGCCGTTTATAGGCTTTATCTCGCGCAGATCGGGCCTCTTCGAAAGAGCAGAAATAGCCGATGTGTTTTCGCTTTCCTGTCTCATCAATCGAGATCAGAACGCGCCATTTCTGGCGACTGGCTTCGAGGCTAATCCCAAGCTCTCCAGAGGTGTTTCTCCTGCAAAGACTTGCATTCCGTTGGTTCTCGGAGTGGGACGCCTCGCGAAGATTTGAAAGCCTGTTGTCATCTCGCCGATGATTCAGGTGATCAACCTGCGCCGCAGGCCATTTGCCGTAGCAATACAGCCAAGCCAAGCGATGAGCCCTATATCGGCGGCCGTCAATGGCGATTCGGATATACCCCTGGCCGTCATTGCTTCCCGCCTTCGAGCCGACAAGTGCTCGTGATCCTTTCCTTGCCAGCCACGTGAATTCGCCGGTTTCCGTGTCATAGCGAAGAAGCTCCTTGAGCCTCTCCTGGGTTAGCGTTTCACTCATTTCAGTCTCCGCTTTCCGCGACCGCCTATCGAAGGAGGCCCTGGAAAGCGCTGCATTTAGCAGCGCTCAAATCACCGCGTTCGCCTAACTGGGCTTCTACAACCCGCGGGTGTTGCTGTCCTCACCACTGCCGATAGCAGCTCGGACTCGATGTGTTTGGCCTTGGGCTTCCCTCGCAGCGCCTTCAATCGGCATACAGCGCTGGTCATGGGGTATCAGTGTTACTCCGCGCTTGAGTGCAGCCCGGCGGCCCGTTGAGTGGGGCACGTATGCGCGGATTGCCGACCCGAACATCGGCTGGGCTTAGTACTGCATTGGCTGTTTCCTCCTATTGGTGTCATCTCGGTCGCTTCTCCTTGTCGGGGTTCGTTCCCACTCCTGCGTTCGCTTCTTTGGTCTATTGGCAGGTGACTTGAGCAACGTCGCGTGCAACGCATGGGCTTGCACGGCTGGACTGTCCGGCCCAGCTCAGGCTGCGTCTTTTGCCTCTTCCAGCGTCTCGCGACGTTGGCGCAGCAGAGGGTTCCCAAATTGTCGAAAGAGCGGTCGGCTCGGTGGCCTGGGCCGCGTATTGGCTGCGGCTATGGATTAACTATCGCCGCCGGATATACATAAGTCAATACCGCCGGAGATATATTTTCTCGCGCCCATGAAAAAGCCCGCGCTAGGCGGGCTTTGGTTGTGGTGTCAGGCGGGAAGGGCAGCGCCGGGGCATGGCTGTCGTCAGTTCAGCGCAGAGCCGGGATGGAAGGGCAGGAACGAAAAGGCCGCGCCGGGGAAGGCTCCGGCGCGGCCTGGTCCTTTCGGTGTTGTGCCTTCAAGGACGCCTCAATGTAACAAATGCGCGGCTGATGTGAAAAGGCCGCACTGGAGTCGAGGAGTGGCCTGTGCCGGACTGCTGTCTTCCCAGGCTGGCGGAAGGCATCTGTCAAAGGTAGGCAGGAAAGAAAAACCCCGCAGGTCCGGGGCTGATATTTAGGATTGCGGCTTTGGCTGGGCAACTGGAGGTTGGTCGTCCGGGGGCGTCAATCGTTCGGTGCGGATCTGCTCCAGCAACTGACGCGTCTCGCTGGCCTGCTGCTTGGCTTCCTGGATGAGCGCGCTCGTCTCGCGTCCTGAGTCGAAGGTCGAAACCCCATAGGCTAGGGTCCCAATGACCACGCCAATACCCGCTATCACCGAGGCTATCGTAACCCCGGCGGCGCTCCAAATACTGCTTTTCAGACTCCTGAGATACGACAGATCGACGTTGATTGCCTTCAGTTCGCCGCGCATCTCACCGAGTTCTGCTCGAACGGCCGCGGAATCCTCGCGAACCCCCGCAAGGGTATCTCGTATCGACGACTCGAACGACGAAAGCCTGGCTTCGACCCTGGCGTTGGTCGCGTCCAGTTTTGCATCCAGTTCTTCGCGGCTGATGTCGTTCATGGGCTGAGTATAGAGCGGGATCGCATGTAAATGCGACACCCCCTGGTTCGCCTCAATCGACTTGATAACCCTGAACTCTGCGCCCATTAGTCCCACCCCATGAGCCGGGATACAACAGTCTGGGCCAGGAAGGTCTCGATACAGCCGCATTTGGCGCAGGCCATGTAAAAGGCATTGATGCCGCCTGGATGGTGGGACGGGGTTGCCATGTTGACGACTATGGGCCTCCCTTCGTATTCAGGAATGTCCCATATCTTACCGCCGCAGTACCGACAACCTACCTTAAGAGCATCATTCTTACGCAGGAAATCTGCCAGTTCCTCAAGCGTCACGTCGGCCGCATAAGCCTTACCATCATCCCTTGCTTTCAATTTTGTGCTCCACGGCGTTCATTCATAGTGCACCTGCGAGAGTTCCGGCTTCCTCTTTCACAAATCCCCACCCCGCCAGATGACCTTGCCTATGATGCGGTGCCTGTGAGCCTGCGGACCATATGCGACGACGCTGTGGTTCACCTAGACCAGATTGAACATCGAGGCTTGCCAATGTTTCTCGCTGATGATAGCGATGGGATGGCCTTCCTCGCGCAACTCGACAGCTCGCTTGATCTTGGTTCCATACGTACTGTGTAGCCACTGCTCGTTGCCTATCTCGCCGACGACCAGGTAGTGCACCTTTTTGCTGATGCCTGAGGCTATTCCCCCGCCGCGGTTGACGACGATCTCTTCGCAATGCTTCCTGGGGCCGTAGACCATCACGCCAGTAAAAACGTAGAGGTGACCTGACCACTCTAGCTTTGGCGCTGGGTTGTTGAGCGGAAGAACATTCGATGGAGTAAAGGCATTGTCGCTTGGCTTCGGTTTGGAAGCGGAGAGGCCACCAAATCCTCTAAGGATCTCCAGCAGTTCGGCGGACTCATCAGCGTCTAACACACCATCTGAAAGCATGTCTGAGAGCCTCCTGTAGAGGAGGTTGGTCACTGGATCGTCAAGATGGATCAGGTTCGTAGCGATCCAATCCTGTAGGAACTCGGCCTCCTGCTGATTGATATACCCATCAGCAGTGATCCCGGCGGCCAGTCCCGCGAGTGCATCGACAGACCTTCGGTCTATGCGTTTCTCGTGGAAAATCCGACTCTCCCCAAACTCAGCATGCAAATCGACCATTGCTTCTCTCCTTGAACGTCAGGTGTTCATCACAGTCTCTTCGCATTCCAGGCCAGCAGGACCCTAGCGAGCACCTGGAATCTTTTTAATTCGGCGCTGGATACCTCGATTGGCGGGTATGCGTTGTTGTCTGAGATCATCAGAAAGGTGCCATCTGCCCTTCGCTGCATCCGCTTTATGTAAAGCTCATCCTTCAGGGCCATAACGTAGACGGCATCTATCTTTATCTCAGTGATGCCGGTATCGACTAGAAGGATGTCTCCGTCCGAAAACGTAGGCTGCATGCTGTCGCCATAGCCCGTGATTAGCGCGAGGTTGTCTGGCGCTGAATACCTGACGTTGCGAGATAAGTAGTCGACGCTCGCGACAATCGAGTCGATAACGACATCAAATTCTGGGCGCGCCAGGCCTTTCCCCATGGAGGCAGCGATATCGTATTGGGGCACGACAATGAACCCGCTCTTTGTTCTCTGCCTTGAAAAGTCGGCAGGGATGACATTCCCCTTTGTGGGCTCTGCATGCACAGCCTTGGCCATCTCCCCAACTTCCGCTGCCAGCCGTTCACTGAATGACTCGATACGGATCCCAATTTGCGAGGCAACGTACGAAGCAAACCTCGCATTGAGCGCGTTGTAGCCGTTTAGATAGGAACTCACGGAGCCCTGGCTCATGTCGAGAGCTTCGGCGATTTTCCCCTGGGTAAGGCTGTCCTTCCGGGATTTCCCGGCGTTGAATTCTTCCAGCGCAGCTTTCAGCTTTGCGCATTCCTCTTTCTCCCACTGGGAGATTTCACGTTTCTTGTCGCTCATGTGCGAAGGGTATTCCCGCAGGCGATAGGTATCCATCGCCGCCGGCATTGACTTTGAAATAACCGCCGGCAATACTTTGTCCATGGATAAACCATGGAGACCTGGGTTATGCACCGCATTCCTCTCAAAGAATTTTCTGCCCAGAAGGGCCAGACCAAGGCCGCTGCGCTGCTGGGACTGACCCAGGGCGCACTGAACAAGGCGTTGCGGGTCGGGCGTGACATCTATGTCACCGAAAACGCAGACGGAACCTACTCGGCTGAGGAGGTTAAGGCTTTCCCATCTCACTCCGCCAAGGCCGTTGCCTGACCCCGACCAATCTACCGGCCGGGAGGCCAGCCATGACCGAATTCATGCAAATCCTGATCTTTGGTTCCTCGTTGGCGATGGCCTACTTCCTGGGCGCCACGTCGTCGAGGAAGAGCTCCAGTGAAATCCGGCTGATCGACAAGTGGCCAACGGCCTACATCCAGTTCGACTCAGGCATGAGCCAAGAGGATGCGCTGCGCTTCCTTGAGTCGGCTAGGGCTGTCGTATTAGCCAAGGCCGAGAAGGCGAAGGATGGCCGCTCCTGCAACCAGGGCGAGTAGCCATTTGGAGATAGTGATGATTCGGCCCTTTCGATACTCCCAAAACGCCCTGATCGGTGGCCGTTCAAAGCCTAGCGATGGGTGGATTGGGTCGTCGTGGAACACCGGCCTTTCGTCCCAGTTTTTCTCCTTCCAGCGCCTGATGGCACTCTTGATCCGATCCATGTCCGGCCTCCGTGGCCTTTTCGTGTGGAAGCAAAAAGCTACCACGGATGCGCCGGACTCCATCTTCCGCCGATCCCGAGAGTTGCTCGGGGTTGAAAAATACTAATCGTGGAGAAACGCCTCGTCATGCGAACCGAATCGCACACCCTGATTTCCACGCTGCTCGGCGTGGTGAACCAATGGCGCCGCCGCGAAGGCTGGAGCCGCGAGACCGTGGTCCAGCACATCGTGGAGGCTCACGAACGCATCAACGCTCACGTCGCCACCGGAATCGTATTCGACCCTCCTTCGCGCGATGCGATGGACAGGATGAAGGCGAATGCCGATCGGGTGTTCCGTTGGCTGGACGACTCCACCAAGGACAACAACCTGCTGCCGGCCAATTTCCTGCCATCGATCCTGGCTGCGTTGCCGAGCGATCTCAAAATCCAGGCTTTGGGCGATTTGCTGACCCCGGTCGGGGTATCGGTCCGCCTGATCGATGGTCAGGGTGGCGAGCGGGAAGTGCTTTGCATGCTGCGCTCTCTGATCAAGGAGAACGGCGAAGCACAGCAGGCAATCGCAAGCCTGGTTGATGGCGCTGACGAAGGTGAGCTGCAAGAGGCTCACCGTGAACTCTCTGAGTCTCGCGCCGCGACAGAAGAGGCTCTGCGGATGATTGACCAGATGCGGCGCAAGCCTCGCTTGGTGAGCGCCTAAGCATGCGCCCTCGTCTCACGAATTCTGACTATGCCGCAATGGCTGACGCTGCTGGAGAGCTTGCGGAGATGGGTTCGAGCGAGTGGAGGCGCAGATACAACAAAGCCCTGCGCGACTACTACAGGGCTTTGTCGGTGCGTGGATCGGTGGCAGCCGAATCACGCGTGGGAAAACACAACACACAGGAAGCATAACCCATGAACTACGGGTTCATCTACTGCCTGTCCAATCCTTCGATGCCTGGCATCTACAAGGTTGGAAAGACTGATCGGGCGCCATCACAGCGGTGCTTTGAACTCTCCAACTCAACTTCGGTCCCGGAGCCTTTCTTCATCCTGTTCTACGTAGAGGTGGATAACGCCTTACAGACTGAGAGGGAACTCCATCGTGACCTGGATGATTTTCGGGTTTCTCCGAACCGTGAGTTTTTTAATTGCGAGCCGGTGGCTATCTACAACTGGCTGCTCAGCAACTGCGATATCGAAACTGAATGGCTGGACGGCGAAATGCAATACGAGCTGGTCAAGGAGCGGAATGCAAAGACTGCCACCGCAGTTCCCCAGATAGCTCTAGCAGACACCGGGGAGGACTGGTAATGGCGCGGGCTCGAAATATCAAACCGGGAATCATGGCAAACGAAGACCTAGCAGAGCTAGATCCTCTCGCTCGCCTGCTGTTCATCTACCTCTGGATGTTGGCTGATCGGGAAGGGCGCCTTGAGGATCGCCCGAAACGGATCAAGGCCGAGGCGCTTCCCTACGACAACGTAGACGCCGACCTGATGCTGGATAACCTGGCCAAGGCTGGGTTCATCCATCGCTATGAGGCTGCCGGGGTCAAGCTGATTCAGGTGCTTAACTTTGCCAAGCATCAGACACCTCATGTCCGTGAGCAGGCCAGTTCTCTCCCAGGCGTTGGTGCAGAACACCCAACGAAAGAACAAGGCACGACCAAGGAAGTGCCTGGGCACAACCAAGGCTGTGCTGAGCAATCGCCAAGATCGCCTGATTCTCTGATTCCGGATTCTCTGATTCCAGAGGAAGAGCATGTCGACGCTGACGCCTCGACCCATTCCGATCCGCAGCAGGCAGAAGAGCAAGAGCCTAGCTCCGGCCAGACCGCACAGCTGTTCCAAATTGATCGCATCCCTTACGAGAAGATCCGCGACCTGTACAACCAGATCCTCGGTGGAAAGCTCAAGCGCTGCATGGGAGTGACGGAGGCTCACCGAAAGCACATCCGCGCCGCGTACAACCTCAAGCTCGATGGCGGGTTCCCGGTCCGGGACGGTGGGCTGTCGTTTTGGGAAGGGCTGTTCAACGACGTTCTGGATTGCCCCTTCATGCTGGGCAACAACAACCGGGGGTGGCGCGCAGACTTCGAGTTCCTGACAACCGCCAGCAAGATCCAGCGCTTCATGGAGGGCAAGTACGATGCCGCATGAGCGTCCACTGGTAGCGATGGAAGCTGAGCAGGGTGTGCTTGGCGCGCTGATGAAGAAACCGGAACTGTGCGAGGTTGTTGGGGCTTTCCTTTCCCCGACCGACTTCAGCCATGCCGACAACTCGGTGATCTACAGCCTGATCCTTGCCTGTCATTCGAAGGCCATCGTGCCTGACCCGCTTTCTCTGGCGGAGGCTAGGTCGGAGCTTCCAAGTGGCGCCTTTACGCTTGCATACGCCAACGATCTATGGCGCGAGGTTGCAAGCACAGCTAGCGCCGAAAACTTCGCCAGGATTGTCGTCGAGCGTGCAAAGGCTCGGGAGCTGTACGAAGCGGGCGAACGGATCATGAACATCGCCCTTCAGAGAGGGAAAATCCCGGACCAGGTGGCTGAAGCGCAGAGCATCGTTCTTGATCTCAACGCCCAGGACGAGACTCCTGACGTGGTGACGCTGCGCGAGGCAATGCTCCCAGTCTTCGACGAAATGGAAGTTCGCTGGAAGGGAACTCAGTCGGTCGGACTGAAGTTCAACCTGCCAGACCTCGATGCCGTTATCCAGGGATTGCGTCCCGGCAACCTGGCAATCATCGCTGGTCGGCCTGGCACGGGTAAGACGGTTCTCGGGGTGGGGATTGCTGACGAAATTGCCGTTCGCAACCGGGGAGCCGCGTTGATCTTCTCGCTGGAGATGTCTCAGGCCGAACTTGCAAAACGTTCGCTCGCATCGCTTTCTGGTGTTTCGCAAGCGGCGATCGACTCAGGCAAAGCGCTGGAGTGCCAGGACTCTATTGCACGCATGACTGCCGCAGTGGACCAAGTCTCTAGGGGTGATGTGCGAATTTGCGACAAGGGAGGACTGACTTTCAGTCGGATCTGCTCCATCGCCCGATTCCAGCATCGAGCAAAGCCGCTGAGCCTGATCGTCATCGACTATCTCGGGCTTATCACCTCCGATCCGAGTCACCGTCATCAGAACCGAAACCAAGAACTTGGCGCCATAAGCCGAGGGCTAAAGGCTCTCGCCAAAGAGCTTGGCATTCCAATTGTCGCGCTTGCTCAGCTCAATCGGAGCATCGAAACCCGGGCCGACGCCAAGCCCAAAATGAGCGACCTGCGCGATTCCGGAGAGATCGAACAAGACGCCGACGTGATCATCATGGCTCACCGGGATATGAGTACTGAGCGTGGACAGAACGGTATCACCGAGCTTGATGTCGTGAAGTGTCGCCACGCAAAGCCCGGCTTCTGCCTGTTGCAGTTCCAGGGCGAGTTCGCGCGCTTCGTCAGTTGCGCCCAGGACCGGGAAGAGCAGCAGGAGCAGACGGTTCGTCCGCAGCGTCCTTCCGCGCGATCAATGGTCGCTGACTTCAAGCCGCGAGGTGCCCAATGAAACGCTCCTGGACCGTAGTCGTAGGCGCCAAGCGCTTCACGATGATTCTGATGGAGGACTGCGACCCGCTCGCTGTCGTGAAGAGCATTTGGCCTGAAGGGAGGATCGAGCAGTGACGCCCGCAAAACAGGAGTCCCTCATGCAGGGACAGACCGGCATCGCGAAGAAGGTCTACGAGTGCGTACCGATCTCTGAGCCCTGGCGTTCGTTCCAGGTGCTCACCGCGCTCCGCAACATGACCGGAAGCACGCCGGACGTTCGGATTGTCCAGGGCTGTCTGCGCGACCTGGTCGATTCCGGACTGATCCGCCGCATTGGTATTGACCACTACCAACGAATCCAAGTCGAGAAAAAGACCAAGCCTCAGGAGCCGAAGATGGGCGAGCCCGCGAAGAAGATCGAAACCCAGTCCGAGCCGAAGCGCTCCGCCTCCCCGCTGGAGATGCTGGGCGAACTGGCAACCGAGATCGTTGGCATGGCCGAGCACATGAAGCGCCTGGCTGCTCGCGTCGAGGACGTCGCTCTGGCGGTTGAGCAGGAACGCGAATCGAACGCTAAGTCGATGGAAAGCTATCGCCAGCTCAAGGCACTCCTGAAGAGCCTGCAAGGGGAGGGTGAGTGACATGGATATCGTAGACATCGCCAACGACTACGCCGAGCGTGAACTCGCTGACCGCCTGTACTCCCGAGTCAAGTACGTCGGCGAGAGCCTGTACGAATGTGAAGACTGCGGCGAGGAGATTCCGGTAGCGCGGCGCTCGATCGTTCCCGGGGTTCGTAAGTGCCGGGAATGCGCGGAACTGGCTGAGCGGAGGAATGTGTGATGGCCGTTTTCGAACTCCTGCGCATTGAAGGCCTTCGCACCTACGGTCGCCAGGTCGAGGCCAATACATGGCGCGAAGCGGAACAACAGTGCCGCGACGGCGAGATCGTAAACGGCGAACTGATCGGTGTGTACGACTGTGACCCGGTAACCGAGGCCGTCTGCACTGCGCGCAATGACGTGATGATTGAGCGGATGGAGGTGTGCTGTGGGTGACCGCACTTTCCGCATCCAAGGCGCCGCTGGGATCCGTCCGGCTTTCGTTGCAGCCTGGAATCTCATACAGGGGCTGATGAAAGAAGCACAGGGCGGCTACGAACTGGTCCTGCGCCCCCTCAAGTCGAAGCGCTCCATCGAGCAGAACAAGCGCTACTGGTCCCTTCTACGCGAGCTTGCATCGGTTGCCTGGGTCGACAACCGACAGTTCGACGATCAGGTCTGGCACGAGCAGTTCAAGCGCTGGTTCATCGGCTGCGAGGACGTTTCACTGCCTGACGGCTCTACCGAACTGCGCGGCATCAGCACCACGAAGCTGAGCGTCGACGAATTCGGCGTTTACATGACCAAGATCGAAGCCTGGGCTGCCGAGCAAGGCTGGCCGCTGATGATGCAGGAGGCCGCATGAGCAGGTTCAAGGCGGGCGACCTAGCTCTAAATCTGCAAGAAATACCAAACTGCATCTGCGCTGGAGTGGTAGTCGAGTTGGTATCTCGACTTTCCCCGGGTGATCTATTTGTCGAAGACGGCCAGACCTTTCTGGTGAATCGGGCAGCCTGGTGGGTGCTCCATGAAGGAGACCGGCTCTACATACCTGAACGGTATCTCATGCCCCTGCGCGGCGACTTCCAGCCCGAGCAGCAGAAGGCGAAGGAGGAGGTGGCTTGAATACTTTCATCGGCATCTGCCTAGGCTTTTTCCTGTGCATGTTCTTGAACGCTGCCATGCGCAATGAACGTGACAGCACCGATGCGCCTGGTGGGCGCAGTGGAATGCGCCTGCACACCGACCACGCTACTGGCTTGCAGTATCTCAGCGTTCCAGGCGGCGGTATTACCCCTCGTCTCGGACTGGATGGGAAGCAGATGCGCGCGGATGGTGCCGAATGACGCCCTCCACCCGTCAGCGCAAGCCCAGGAAGTGCCAGAACCCTGCATGCAGCCAGGAGTTCACCCCTCGCTTCAGCAGCACGCAAAAGGTCTGCTCGCCAGCCTGCGCCCTGGCCATCAAGGACAAGCACTCAAAGCCGGCGAGAAAGGCCATCGCCGACCGCGAGCGCCGGGAGATCAAGGCGCGTAAGGAGAAGCTGAAGAATCACAGCGATTTCGTGAAGGATGCCGAGAAGGCGGTTCGTGACTACCGGCGAACCTACGAACTTTCCATCGGCAGCGGCTGCATAAGCTGCGGCAAGTCTCAGGCCGAGGTACTAGCCGAACAAGGCTGGAAGACTGGAGGTGCATTCGACGCAGGGCATTTTCTCGGCAAGGGGGCAAGGCCCGAGCACCGCCTGGAGCCATCCAACATATGGCTTCAATGCAAGGCCTGTAACGCGGGCTCAAGCAAGTACGCCAGGAAGGGGCTTACCGTTTCCCAGGGCTTCCGTGAGGGCTTGATCGAACGCATCGGCCTGGAAGCTGTAGAGGCTCTGGAAGCCGATCACCGTCCCCGCAAGTACACCAACGACGAACTGAAGGCGATCACCGCCGAGTACCGCGCCAAGCTGCGCGAGCTGAAGAGGGTAACGGCATGAAGCTATCCGCGAAACTTTGGTGCCTCATAGGCGTTCACGAATACAAGGTCATGTCGAGCGGAGAGGTTATCTATATCGGTCTTGATGGAAGGCCCGATGGAACCTCAGGAACCTACTTCGTTAACCGCTGCGAGATTTGCGGAAAGATCAAGGAGTGGCGGGTTTGACGTTGGCGGAATACATCGCCAAGCAGTGGGCAATCCTTCGTGAATATGGGCTGATTAAGGGGGAAGGGAAATGAATCTGAACAGCGCACGCATTGCCTGGCACGATGCGTTCTATACCCCTTGGAACAGCGGAATGGCTGAGGCGGCGGAGCGAGCTGCTCTTGGAATTGTCGAGGCTGGCGGATATGTCCGGCGCCGCATCACCGAGATCGACGATGATGGGGAGGCTGTCTCCTACAGCCAGCACACCTTCGTGCCAGGAATCCACCAGACCAGGACTGAGCGCGACATTAGCACTCCTCGGGCTGTTCACCAGGCGCTCGCCGGCGTGATTCAAAAGGCGATCGATACCCTCCCGGCGCACCTGAAGGTGTTCGGCAATCACATGTACAGCCCGATGGCCGGCGAAGACGACAAAGAGACAGCGGAAGAGATCGTGTTCAGGGTCGCGTACGAAACTGGCCCAAGGATGTACACGAAGAAATTCGAGAAGGCGCGCTATGTCGCTGCGGGAGTCTTGTTCCGGTACCGTCGCATGCACCAGGGCGGCCAGAGCGAAGGCGTTGATCCCTGCCCAAGCCCTGAGTCGTTCCGCGCCTGGCTTGACCGTATGCATGGCATTGAACTTGACCCAAGAAACTGGGATAGGGAATGGGACGGCTTTATCCAGGCCTGTTTCGATGCCTGCAACGATCTCGACAAGGCCGCGCTTGTGCCTGTCTCTTCGGCGATAAAAATGATGAAAAATGCTGCTTGACGACAAATGTGCGGCTGAGGCAGACTTATCTCCATCGTGACAAATTCGCCTCTGGCGAAAGTCACCACCGAAGCCCTGGCATCTGCCGGGGCTTTTTCGTTTCCGGGGCATGGATGAATCTCGAGCATCGCATAAGACGCTGGCTTCTTCAGGCTGAGCGACGTGGCAAGCCGATCCACGCAATTCTCATCCACCCCGACGATATCCAATCTGCAAGAAAGATCTGCCGGTTCGCGCCAGTAAAGGTGCTCGGCATTGAAGTACGCCGGTATGGCGCAACAGGGAGCGCTGCTGATTTGTAATCAGAGGGTTGCGGGTTCGACTCCTGCTGCCGGCACCACACTACAAGGCCCAGGCAATGACTTGGGCTTTTCTGCATCTGGAGTACGTGAATATGGCCGAGCCGAGTGGTGCGGTAGCAGTCGCCGGCTTGGTCGGTATTGGTGCGTCTGCGTTGATCCCTGGCATTGATGCCAATGCAGTGATCGGGGCTTTTGCTGGGGCTATCTTCTTCGTGGTGTATGCCAAGGACATCTCGGCCTGGGCTCGCCTTGGTTACTTCGCTGCGTCCTGGATCGTTGGCTACTACGTCGCCGGCGAAGTCATCGGGCGAGAGTGGGCCAGAACATCGGGCCTGGTCGCGTGTGGCGGGGCATTGTTCTGCGTCGCAGTGGGCACCAGCTTGCTGGAGTGGGTGCAGGGGGGGAAGACGCCTGGTTGGCTCCGCTTCATTGCGGACCGCTTTGGAGGTCGTAATGGTTGACCCTTGGACTCTGGTGGCTGCGATGATTTGCGGCGCTATCTGCATGCGGCTGGCGACATACCGCCGGCAAGGCGCGAGGTATCGCCGGGGAGTGTCTTGGCTCGCATACCTGCTGTGCGTTGGTAGTGGGTGTTTCGCCCTGAGTGTGATGCTCGATGCGCTACACGGCTACAGACTGAATCCTGTCTCCCCTTGGCTGACCCTGGTGCTGGCGATCCTGCTCGGCCTTGTGTGTCGTGCGCGGGGGAATCTGGCCCACATTCTGAGGGTGTACTGATGGATGCTCCGCTTCTACTGAAGAACACCGGCACGTGCCTGATCTTGTGTGACGCCAACGGGGAACCGCTTCCTGGTCAGCTTTCCTTGAGCATCAGCAACGACGGTCTCATGCCAGCGGTCACGGTCACGTTTGCACTCGACAATGAGCGTGTGAGGCTTTGCGGGGAAGGAGTGGAGTCGAAAGAGCCGTGTATCGAGCCGTTTAGCTGGGACCTGGTGGCCGGCACACGCGGGAAAGGACAAATCTGATGGCCGAATGCACCTTCTGCAACAAGACGCGCGAATGGGCGAAGAAGTGGGCGCGGGTTGCCGTAGAGCGGGCGGCCTCTGCTATGGCCAGTAACCCAAAGCGACCGGAGGTGCGTGATGACTGATACCGGCGAAGAGGCTCGAGTCATCCTACGCAACCTGCTCGAAGAACAGCGAAAGACCAACCAACTGTTGCATCTGCTGATCCAGGCCCTCGCCGAGGATGGTGATGATCCTGAAGCCGTGCCCACCAGCTACCTGAGTGGAGAGCCGATCTGATGTCGGCATTTATGGGATCCGCCAGGGAGACCCAGATAGCTTCTGTCCGGGTGCGCCGCGGCTGGTTTGGCAAGCTGGTTGTCCAGGTTCGCTACAAGATCGAGCGGCCCGAAAGCCCGCTCCCTGGACGGGAGTTGATCTACCACGTATGCGGGCTATCCCGTTGGCGAGATGCCAACGCAAATGATTTCGCCGAAGCCCTGATGGTCGCGAAGCTCATCGGGATGTCTGATGAAGGAAAGCCGACATGAAGAACCGTCCAATTCCTGCTGGCGTCGAGATCAACCCCGGTCGTGCCTGGGCCCGCGATGACGTAACCGGATACAGCGAAGAAGTAGAGAGCGCGATAAAGATTCTGGAACCCCTACTGCGATCTGGCCTCCTGGCTCTCCATCCTGATGAATGGCAGGGTGGCAAGCTCTCATTCCTCAGGCCAGCACAAGCCAGGCTTCAAGGTTGGACTCCGCCGAATCGGGAGCGCCTCAATGCCTGACCTCCCTCAGCGTCACACCAAGCCCAAGGCCAAGGGAGTGACTAAGCACGAGGTAGAGGACAAGGCATGGGGGAACGGACGCGGTGGCAGGCCGTGGCGTCGCAAGCGAGAGCGCATCCTCAAGCGGGATGGCTACATGTGCCAGTGCTCAGAGTGCAAGGGGGTGAAGAGGATCGCCACAGAGGTGGACCACATCATCCCGCTGAGCCAGGGCGGCACAGACGATGACGCCAACCTGATGGCTATTGCTGGATACCCCTGCCATGCGAGGAAGACGGCAACGGAGTCGGCGGCATCTAGGAAATAGTCGTGTTCTCTCGGCGCGCGGACACGACGATTCGAGATGATTACTAATAACGGTAGTGGTTTCCACTGGATTCGTGCGGTTTTACCGAAAAATCGAGTTAAATGAGAAAAAGTCTCATTTATAGGGGTGGGGCGGGTCAAAACCTTAGAACTTTTCGTTAGGACACCGCGCCCCCAAAACACTTTCCATTTCCACAGAATTTAGGTTTCAAGATGGCACGACACAAACAGCCAGATGTCGTCGCCAAGTTCAAAGGCGCCGACAAGAAAAACCCCCAGCGCTACCGGCAGGAGCCGGCAAAGGGAGAGGGGGAGGTCGGCGAAGCGCCCATCCATCTGCAAGGACCAGCTCGCCTCGCATGGAAAGAGTTGTGCGCTCAGTCGATCAAGGGCGTTCTGACGGGATCGGACCGGATCATCCTCGAGGTCACCGCGAACCTGCTTGCTGAATACCGCGCCAATCCGACTGAGTTCGCGGTTGGCAAGTACACCCACCTAATCGGAAACCTGGCCCGGCTTGGACTAACGCCGTCCGACCGCCAGAAGTTCGGCCTGGAAAAGCCGAAGGAGAAGGACGAGTTCGAGGATTTCTGAGATGACCCCCAGCGACATTGCGCGACAGTACGTTAGCGATGTCGTGGGTGGGGGCATCGTTGCGTGCCGGTATGTGAAGCTTGCATGCCAGCGTTTCCTGAATGACTTGGACCGCCAGGGCGATGACGATTGGCCATACGTTTTCGATGAGTCCAAGGCAGATCGTGCTGTCAAGTTCATGCAGCTCATGCCTCACACCAAAGGCAAATGGAGTGCTTCGAAGTCGAAGCTAGTGTTCGAGCCTTGGCAGGTATTCATCGAGGCCAACATCTTCGGCTGGGTGAAGAAGGACACCGGCAAGCGCAGGTTCCGCGAGGCCTACGAAGAGGTTCCCAGGAAGAACGGGAAGTCGGCCCGTCTTGCCGCACGAGGCATTTACCTATTCGCCGCAGATGGCGAGTCGGGGGCCGAGGTCTACTCCGGCGCCACCACCGAGAAGCAGGCCTTCGAGGTTTTCCGTCCGGCGTGGATGATGGCGCACAAGCTGGAGAACCTGCGTAACCGATTCGGTATCGAGCTTTCTGGCAACCAGAAGAACCCTGGCCCCATGTTCGTCATGGAGGATATGTCGAAGTTCGAGACGGTGATCGGCAACCCAGGGGACGGTGCAAGTCCCCATGCGGCCCTGGTGGACGAGTACCACGAACACGACACGGATGCCCTGGTTGACACCATGCAGACCGGCATGGGGGCGCGAGAACAGCCATTGCTGTCGATCATCACGACGGCGGGATCGAATCTCGGCGGACCCTGCTACGAGAAGCGACGGGATGTGATCCGCATTCTCGAGGGTCAGACGATCGATGAGACGATTTTCGGGATCATCTACACGATCGACGAGGATGACCCGTGGGATGACCCGGCCAGCCTGATCAAGGCCAATCCGAATTACGGAGTGTCGGTCTTCCCTGACTTCCTCCTGGCCCAGCTCCAGCAGGCCAAGCGTTCGGCGTCGAAGCAGAACGCCTTCCGCACCAAGCATCTGAACCAGTGGGTGGGAGCTAGGACGGTCTGGATGAACATGCTGGCCTGGCAGCGGCAGAAGCGTGAATTAACGGTTGCGGACATGGCCGGATGTCGCTGCTGGATGGCGCTCGATTTGGCGAGCAAGAAAGACGTGGCCGCCCTGGTAATGCTGTTCGAGAAAGCTGGTCAGTTCTACTGCATCCCGCGGTTCTATGCCCCCGAAGCTGCTGCCGAGGAAAACGAGAAGTATCAGAACTTCGCACTTGAAGGTCACCTGATCCTGACGCCCGGGAGCATGACGGACTACGCCTTTATCGAGGCAGACATCCTTGACCTAGCAAAACAGATCGACCTGCAGGATGCCGCCTTCGACGACTGGCAGGCCAACTACCTGATTACACGCCTCTCGAACACCTCAATCCCGGTCGTGGACTTCAACCAGACGGTCAAGAACATGAGCGACCCGATGAAGGAGGTGGAGGCGAGGGTGATAGCGCGGACGCTCTGGCATGACGGAAACCCAGTCATGACCTGGATGATGGGAAATGTGGCGGCAAAGATCGATGCCAAGGAAAACATCTACCCGCGCAAGGAAAACGACAACGACCCCAACTGCAAGATCGACGGTCCAGTGACCTTGATCATGGCTATGGGGCGCGCCCTGGTTGCCGGCGTTGATGACGGCGACGACTTCATGAACGCCATACGGAACCCGATCATCGCATGAACATCGCTACTGGCCTCTACCTCTTCTTTGGCGTCCTTGGTCTGGCTCTTTTCGTAGCCGGAACCTTCGTGCTGCTGGGGTTCGGCTGGGCGCTCATTTCCGGTGCGGCGTCGGCGTTCGCCATAGCGGCGTTCATTCGCAAGGGGCTGACCAGTGAGTAAGAGTCTCGGAAAAGTCCTGAGCAGTGCTACGTCTGCGCCCAGGTCCTCATTGTTCGGCTGGGGGGATAAGACCATCCGCCTGACAGATGGCGCGTTCTGGTCGCAGTTCCTGGGGCGAGAGTCGTCTAGCGGGAAAAAGGTCACTGTCGACAAGGCAATGAAGCTGTCTGCGGTATGGGCTTGCGTTCGCTTGATCTCTACTTCTGTCGCCGGTCTTCCGCTTGGAGTGTACGAGCGGAAAGCGGACGGAAGCAGAGTCGATGCTCGGTCGTTCCCGCTCTACGATGTTGTTCACAACAGCCCCAACGACGACATGACGGCCTTCCAGTTCTGGCAGGCCATGGTCGCATCGATGCTGCTTTGGGGGAACGCATACGCGGAGATTCGCCGCGCTGCGGGCAGGCCGGCTGCACTGGACTTCCTGCTTCCTTCGCGGGTAGACCTGGAGTGTGATGACAACGGTCGGCTGAAGTACTTCTATACGCCAAGGAAGGGTGCTCGTAGAGAGATCGAGCGCACAAACATGCTGCACATCCCGGCGTTCACGCTGGATGGTCGAATTGGTCTTTCTGCAATCCGGTACGGCGTTGATGTCTTCGGTTCGGTCATGTCGGCGGAGGATGCAGCCAACGGCACATTCAAAAACGGACTTCTACCCACGGTCGCCTTCAAGGTTGACCGCATTCTCCAGCCTGCGCAGCGGGAGGAGTTCAGGGAGTATGTGAAGTCCGTATCGGGCGCGATGAACTCCGGAAGATCCCCGGTTCTGGAGCAGGGGATTACCCCTGAAACCATCGGCATCAATCCGGTCGATGCTCAGTTGCTGGAGACGCGAGAGCATGGCGTGATCGAGATTTGCAGATGGTTCGGGGTGCCGCCCTGGATGATTGGCCAGACCGACAAGGGGAGCAACTGGGGGACAGGGCTTGAACAGCAGATGCTCGCGTTCCTGACATTCTCGATCAGTTCGATCACCAATCAGATTCAGCAGTGCGTCAACAAGCGGCTGCTAACTGCGCCCGAGCGGATTCGCTATTACGCCGAGTTTTCCCTTGAGGGATTCCTGAAAGCTGATAGCGCGGGTCGCGCTGCCTGGTACAGCACCATGGCGCAAAACGGATTCATGACTCGCAATGAAGGTCGCCGGAAAGAGAACCTTCCAGAGCTTCCCGGCGGCGACATCCTGACTGTGCAATCCAACCTTGTCCCCCTCGACCAACTCGGTCAATCCAATGAGAGCCAGGCGGTTCGCGCCGCACTCATGAACTGGCTAAGCCAGCCAGAACCACAGGAGTAACCCATGACTCTGCGAAATCTTCCGGCAGCGCCGGAGGCTCGCCCGCGCTCGGGCGTCCAGTGCGACCTGGCGCCAAAAGCGCTGGATGCATGGCGTCCTGAGCTTCGCGCCGCGTCCGGCGATAACCCCGACACCACCATCACCATCTACGAGCCCATCGGTTATGACTGGTGGACCGGCGAGGGCGTAACCGCGAAACGCATTGCCGGTGCGCTGCGCGCCATCGGCGGCGATGTCGATGTGACCGTGAATATCAATAGTCCGGGCGGCGACGTGTTCGAGGGGCTGGCGATTTACAACCTGCTGCGCGAGCACAAGGGCAAGGTCACGGTGAACATCATCGGCCTGGCCGCCTCTGCCGCCTCTTTCATCGCCATGGCGGGGGATGAAATCCGCATCGGCCGCGCCGCCTTCCTGATGATCCACAACGCCTGGCTGATCGCCATGGGCAATCGGAATGATCTCCGCGAGATCGCCGATTGGCTGGAGCCATTCGACATGACGCTGGCTGACATTTACGCACAGCGCACGGGAATCGACATCGACGACATCGTGAAGCAGATGGACGCCGAGACCTGGATCGGTGGGCGCGAAGCCGTCGACAAGGGGTGGGCAGATGCCTTCCTGGAGTCCGACGAGATATCCAGCGCTCCCAGCAACCGCAGCGAAGCCATCCTGGCCAAGCGCCGAATGGATGCCGCCCTGGCTCGCAGCGGCATGCCGCGAAGCCAGCGCAATGAACTCATCAACGACTTCAAGACCAGCATGCTTGGCGCTGCTGGCGGGGGTGGTGACACCCCGACCGATATGCCTGGCGCTGTCGCTCCTGACCTCTCCGCTGCACTACGGGCAGCACAAGACATCACCAAATTCCTCCAAGGAGAATCGCAATGAGCGACTTCGAAAAACAAATCGGCGAACTGAACGCCAGCCTCAAGCAGGTCGGCGACCAGATCAAGGCTCAGGCCGAACAGGTCAACACCCAGATCGCCAACTTCGGCGAGATGAGCAAGTCGGCACGAGCCGATGTTGACAAACTTCTGGTAACGCAGGGTGAGTTGCAAGCACGACTGAGCGCCGCGGAACAAGCCATGCTGGCCAACGAGAAGCGTGACGGCGGCGAAGAAGCACCGAAGACCGCCGGCCAAATGGTCGCAGAGAGTCTGAAAGAGCAGGGTGTTACCAGTTCCCTGCGCGGTTCGCATCGCGTATCCATGCCGCGCTCGGCCATCACCTCCATCGACAGCTCTGGCGGCGCCCTGGTTGCTCCTGATCGTCGCCCCGGTGTCGTTGCCGCGCCGCAGCGTCGACTGACCATCCGAGACCTGGTTGCGCCTGGCACCACTGAGTCGAACTCCGTCGAGTACGTCCGCGAAACCGGCTTCGTCAACAATGCCGCTCCTGTTTCGGAAAGCACCCAGAAGCCGTACTCCGACCTCACCTTCGAACTGGAAAACGCGCCGGTTCGCACCATCGCACACCTGTTCAAGGCAAGTCGCCAGATCCTGGACGACGCTTCGGCCTTGCAGAGCTACATCGATGCGCGCGCTCGTTACGGCCTGATGCTGGTCGAAGAAGGTCAACTGCTCTACGGGAACGGGACCGGCGCCAACCTGCACGGCATCATTCCGCAGGCACAGGCCTACGCTCCGCCGAGCGGCGTAGTGGTGACTGCCGAGCAGCGAATCGACCGCATCCGCCTGGCGATCCTTCAGGCGCAACTGGCCGAGTTCCCGGCCAGCGGTATCGTGCTCAACCCCATCGACTGGGCGCTGATCGAGCTGACCAAGGACGCCGAGAACCGTTACATCATCGGTAGCCCGCAGAACGGCACCACTCCGACCCTCTGGCGTCTGCCGGTGGTGGAAACCCAGGCCATCACTCAGGACGAGTTCCTGACCGGTGCGTTCTCTCTCGGCGCCCAGATCTTCGACCGCATGGACATCGAGGTTCTGGTTTCCACCGAGAACGACAAGGACTTCGAGAACAACATGGTCACCATCCGCGCTGAGGAGCGGCTGGCCTTCGCGGTCTATCGCCCCGAGGCTTTCGTGGCTGGTTCGCTGACCGCCAGCTGACTGGAAGGGGCCGGGAGACCGGCCCCTCTTTCTTTGAGGTGGTTATGCCTGACGTAATGATCAAGCCAATTCGCTCATACCTGGACGGCGGTCGCGTGAGAAAGGCTGGTGGTGATGCATACCTTGCATCCGAGCATCTGGCTCGCCAGTTGGTGGCGCGCGGTCTTTGCCAGATTGTGGAATCAGAGATCCCAAAGCCTGTGGCTGGCGAGTCGCCGTCTGCATCGCAAGTGGCCCCAGCCTCACAGCAGAAGACTGCGAGCGAGTCAGAGAATGGCGGAACTCCTCGCCGCAGAGGGCGGCCATCTGCACGAACACAACGTTCCGACTGACCCCCTGGGCTGATGCACTGTGGGCAATGGATAGGGCCTGGTGGGAGAGATACGTCGCAGAGGCCAAAGCAAACTTCTGTGGCGAGCTTCTGACACTCAGCGCCAATCCCTTCGGAATCAAGACGGCGCGCATCGAGCACTACAGGAACTCAGGCGGCGGCGCAGTTTCCTTGGCCATCGCCAGGGGTGCTAAACGCATCATCCTGCTGGGCTATGACATGCAGAAAACCAATGGTCAATCGCACTGGCACGGTGACCACCCGAAGGGGCTTGGGAGCGCCGGCAAGATCGCGGAATGGCCATCCGAGTTCGAGCGCCTGAAGCGCAACAACCCGACAATCGAGATCATCAATTGCAGTCGCGAAACAGCGCTGACCTGCTTCGCCCGACGCCCGCTGGAGGAAGTGCTGAATGAGCATGATCCCGCTTGATACAGCAAAGTCCTTCCTTGATGTGATCCACGACTGGGATGACGCCAAGCTCCAATTGCTGCTGGACGGGGCCGAAGACGAGGCCTGCCAATTCATGTGGCGCCAGTCTCTTGATGGCCTTTGCAATTGCGAAGAGAGCAGTGAGGTAGTCAGCAGCGAGCCAGGCATTCCGCCTAGCGTGGTCATCGGAGTGCTTCTTTTGCTTCAGGCCAGCTATCAGGCTGCTCCCGAAGAAATCGCAACGCTGCGCAAGGCGGCCGAAGTGAAGCTGATGCCGTACAGATGCGGCTTGGGGGTTTGAATGCTGGCCTACCGTATGCGCCACCGCATTCAGTTTCAGCGGCAGGTCCAAACACAAGACCCTGATACGGGGGAAATGGTGACGACCTGGGAGGCCGTTCTGTTCTCTGGTCGCGCCGACCTTCCCGCCGAGGTTCTGACTGGCTCAGGTCGCGAGTTGATCGCTGCCGATGCCACGCAGGCGGAGACCACTGCCAGGATCAATTGTCGGTGGTTCCCCGTAGAACGGTTGGAACTGTACACCTGGCGGGTCATCTGGGATGGCCGAGTCTACAACATCACCAGCGCAGAGACCGATGTCACCGCTCGCCGTGAGTGGCGTCTGCGCTGTTCTGATGGATTGACGGACGGCCGGTAACTATTTGGCTCGCAAGGGCACCTAACACGCAGCTAGGCCCGTACAGCCGAACGGCGGATGTCGCTCATCCGTCCGCCCCGCTGCGTCTCTACTCGGCCGCCAGGCCAATCAAATAAGCAGGCTAGGTTCGCTACCGAAAAGGGTCGGTCCGCTCCGCCTACGCCCCTGCCTGCTTACCTATTCCAGGCGGAAGGAGCTATATCCATGACCGATGTTATTCAGCTTGTTCACTCCGCCGGCGAGGCGCGCGTCGATAGTCGCGTGATTGCCGAGCAACTAGGGGTTAAGCACAAGCACAGCTTTGCCCTTGTCACGCGCTATCAGCGGAAGTTTGAGGAACTTGGCCAACTGCCGTTTCAAAAGGAAGTTGGTCGGCGGGCCCAAGGCGGCGGCAGGGCTGAGCGTTTCGCATTGCTGAATGAAGATCAGGCGTACTTTCTCCTGAGCCTTTCCCGGAATAGCGACCTGGTGGTCGACCTCAAGCTCCGGCTGGTGAAGGCTTTCCGCGACGCCCGTAATCAAGCCGGCCTGGACAGCGTGATGGGTATGATCCTGCTGACGGCTCCTGCTCCATGGGAGAAGCGCTTCGGCGATGACTACTACCGTGCTCTGGCCAGGATCACCGGCACCGTTTTCGAAGGTCATGCCAAGGGAACGCCGGCTATCTATGGCCAGATCACCGACCGCTGGATTTACGCCGCCATCCTGCCGAAGGAGGTGCATGCCGAGCTAAAGGCTCGCCGCGGTGAAAGCGAAAGGATGCACCAGTGGCTGACCGATGGAGGCCGTGATCGGCTCGACCAGCAAATCCGCATGGTCACGCTGATCGCGGATAGTTCGATTGACCGCAAAGACTTCGAAGCTAGGTGCATGCAGGCATTCGGGCTGCCGGGCCAGCTCCGCCTGATCTATCCGCAAGCCGCCTAACCCCGCCCTGACGAACGAAAGCCCGCCTTGAGCGGGCTTCGTCGTTTCTGGAGATCATGAAATGACCGACGAAGCAATCGAACAAGAAATCCAAGCCAAGGGCCTGACTGCGCCACGCATCACGCCGGCAGACATCGAGGCGAATATCGCTGGCGAGTACTACTTCACTGCGGCTGATGGTGTGAATCAGAGGCCTGACTGCAATCCTGACGCCGTGGTTGCGGGCGTACATGGATCGCTCGGCCTGCTGACCTTCTGCGTACTGGTACTGAAGAACGGCTTCACCGTCACCGGCGAGTCGGCCTGTGCGAGCCCGGCGAACTTCGACGCGGAGATCGGCCGGAAAATCTCCCGGCAGAATGCCGTCTCCAAAATCTGGCCACTGATGGGCTACGAACTGCGTAGCAGACTGGCTGACTGATCCATGCTGATCCGTGGAATGCTCGGCCTCGGCGACTCGATCTATTCCAGGGCATTCCTGAGGAAGTACCCCGGCGCATTCCTCGAAACACCCTGGCCAGAGCTTTACCTCGACCTCGACGTGAAGTGCGTTCGCCCGGCGACGCAGTTGAGAACCCAGGCCAAGAACATCCAGCGCGAGCACGACTGGCACCGCCCTGTCGGCGGCGGACAAATGCGCATCGCCTACGGTCAGATGCCGATCATCCACGGCTTGCGACAAGCTTTCCGGTGCGAGCCCGGTGCGTTCGATTTGCCTGACTTCGGCCCGTCGCCGGTCGAGGGGCGCTATGTTCTCGTTCGCCCCGCGACGGTTCGCGCTGAGTGGCGTGCAGACACGCGCAACCCACTGCCTGAGTACATCGCCAGCGCTGCCTCAGAGATGCGCCGCAGGGGCTGGAAAGTGGTTTCCGTGGCGGACTTGGAGCCGGGCAAGGAATGGGCCATCGATCCACTTCCGCCGGCTGACGTCCAGCTCCACAAGGGCGAACTGCCGGTTGAACAACTGCTGGCGCTGCTCCAGCACGCAGATGCCGTGATTGGCGGCATCGGCTGGATCGTTCCAGCCAGCATTGCCGCAAAGCGGCCGGCCTGGATCATCTGTGGCGGGCAGGGCGACTACAACTCGCCGGAACACATCACCGACAAATGCATGGACCTGTCCCGCATCACATTCGCGGTTCCCGACAGGTTCTGCCGCTGCACGTTGAAACAGCACAACTGTGACAAAAGGATCTCCGATCATGACGCACGCTTTGCCGCCTGGGCTGACCGACTGCCTGCTCTGGTCTGAAGAACTTGGCATGGGCTTCCACCCGCGCCCGCCGATGGATTATAGCGGGCCGTATTTCGAGAAGTATCAGGTGCTTGATGCTACCCCGATGGGCGCCGCGCTGACCCAGGCCCGTATTGATCTGGTGCGCCGTCACTTTACCGGCCAGGTGGTAGACATCGGTATCGGCGGAGGCCGTTTCGTCACCGAGTCCGGCGCTATGGGTTTCGACGTGAACCCGGAGGCGGTGGACTGGCTGAAGGCGCAGGAGCTCTACTACGACCCGTACCAGCACCACGCAGAGGCCGTGACCTGCTGGGACAGCCTGGAGCACATTCCCGAGCCGGAGAAGCTGCTCGACCATGTTGGCGAGTGGCTGTTCGTGTCGATGCCGATTTATAAGGATCAGGCTGACTGCCTGTCCTCCAAGCACTACAAGCCGGGTGAGCATATCTGGTACCACACGATGCACGGTTTGATCGGATGGTGCGAGCGTCAAGGTTTCGAATGTGTCGAGCTAAACGACCAGGAGTCGAAACTTGGCCGAGAAGGCATCACCAGCTTTGCGTTCCGGAGAGTCCATGGCTGACGGCGTTGAGTTCAGCATCACCGGGCTTGAAGGCGTGCTCGAGAAACTCAGAACTCTTGGCCCGCGCCTCCAAAAGAACGGCCTGAGAAAAGCAGCCCGCAGGGCGATGAACATTGTCAGGGATGCCGCACGAGAAAAGGCGCGACTTGTCGATGATCCCGAAACACCAGAGAAAATCTGGAAGAACATCATCACTCAAGAGTCCGCCAAGCAGGGGCGGCGTGAAGGGGGGGTGGTGATGAAGGTTGGAGTGCGCGGCGGCGCTGGTCGAAACCAGTACAGCAAGGATGCAAGCGGAAATCCTGGTGGCGACACCAGGCACTGGCGCTATCTGGAGTTCGGCACCAAGTACTCGCCGGCGAAGCCATTCATGCGGCCTGCTCTGTCTCAAAACATTGAGCCCGTTACTGAAAAATTCATATCCGAGCTTGATGGCGAAATAGACAAGGCTCTAAGGGGGAGGTGATGCATCCGCCAATCTTTAAGGTCTGCTCAAGTAGTCCCGCTGTTACCGCGATTCTCGGTGCGTCCCCGCTGAGGATGTATCAGTTTGGCCTGGCCCCCCAGCTCGTCGTCAAGCCGTACGCAACATGGCAGACCATATCTGGATCGCCAGAGAACTACCTATGGGGTCGCCCTGACGCCGATGGGTTCACCATCCAGGTGGACATTTTCTCAGCCACCGCTGCGGAAGCCAGAGATGCAGCAAAGGCCATCAGGGATGCAATTGAGCTTTCAGCCTATGTAGTCCGCTGGGGAGGGGAATCTGTTGATCCTGATACCAAGACCTACCGAGTCAGCTTTGACATCGACTGGATAGTCCAGCGATAGACACCTAAACCAATCAGCCCGCCACCGCGCGGGTTTTTATTGCCTGCTACAGGAGAAGACGTTATGTCGATGCTTACCCAAGGAACTCAGGTCTATGCCCTTGTTCCGCCCCGCTCTGGATCTGGTCCTTTTACGGTGATGGAGATCGAGTGCGCAACCTCCTTCAACCCCGGAGGAAACCCGGCGGATCAGATCGAGGACCCGTGCTTGAGCGAGACCTCGCGCAAATACAAGAAGGGCATGCGTACCCCTGGTCAAGCCACTCTCGGACTGAATGCAGATCCGCGGAATGCGAGCCATGTTCGGCTCTTTCAGCTCTCAGAGGATGACAGTGACCAGGATATTGTCTTTGCTGTCGGCTGGTCAGATGGTGTCGGTGTAAGCCCGTCCGCAGACCAAGACAGCAATGGAGACTGGGACTTTGATCTTCCGCCGACGCGTACATGGTTCGTTTTCCGTGGTTACGTCAGCGACTTCCCGTTCGATTTTGCAGCCAACACCCTGGTCGCCACCCAGGCCACGATCCAGCGCTCTGGCGCAGGGCAGTGGATTCCGAAAACCGCGTAAGGAGCAGACATGAAACTAGCCGATCTGGTGGCCGCTGGCGCGGTCCTGGGCGATGGACTGGTGAAGAAAAGCATCACCTGGACGCACACTCCGCCGGGTAAGAAAAAGGCGGTCACGGACACCTTCGATGTATTCATCAAGCGCAGCAGTTTCGGCGCCATGGAACGCCTGTTCGCCCAAGACGACGACAAGAAGAGCCAGAATGCGCGCTACCTGGCCGAGAGCGTAAGACTGGGTGAGGGTGGTGAAGAGGAGATTCCCTACGAAACTGCGTTCAACCTCGACCCTGCGTTGGGCTTCCTGCTCTTGCAGGCTGTCGCGGAGGTCAATGGCACTGCGCCGGGTGACGAAAAAAACTGACGCCCGCCGATGAGGTTTGGCATGAACTCGTGCTGAACGGCATCGGCGGTTGCACCATTCGCGAGGCGAAGGAGCGCATCGACTACGACGAGTACAGGGCGTGGGTTGCCTACCTGAAAAAGCGTGGCTCCCTCAACGGGAGCTATCGCCTGGAGTGGGTGCTGGCCCAATTGGCGGCGATCCAGGCCAAGGTTGGCGGGGTGAAGTGCGAGCCCGACGACTTCCGCCCCCATGTTCGAGCGCCGGTAGAGTCGGTGGGGATATCGCTCGAACAGGCGATGGCCGCTTGGGTTTGACCTGGCAAGGATGCTGGGTTCCTGTGCTGGCGCAGTGATGGTAGATTGTATTTACCAGCAATTTTAGAGCGACTGTATAATGATCCAGGTGGCTATTCTTGTTGTTTTGATAATTATTGCCTTTATTCTGGCCCCGTGGTTGATCGGAGTTGCTGTTGCTCTTGTCGCAGCTTATGGGATATGGCTGGTTTTATCTGCTTCTATTGTTGTGGTTATTGGTATTTCTTTTGTTATTTTTCATGGGCTTCGGGAGTATCTTTTTTATAATGGGTCAGGCATCAGCGAGAAAATAGATAAAGTTAACGAAGAATTTCTGCTTAGGGAGAAAAACAAGCAAGAATTGACGCCTGATCCACCTGAGGAGCCAAAGGTGCATCAGTCAAGGAAAGTGGCTTTATGTAAACATTGCGGTGGTGAAATTAGGGGTTACACGCTCTATTGTCCTAGCTGTGGAAAATCGACGTAGTTTTAATTAGTTTTCCGAAACCCGCCAGGCCGGCGGGTTTTTTATTGTCCGGAGAAAAGCTAAATGGCCTCTCGCTCCCTTGGTGTGCTGACGCTCGACCTCATTGCGCGCATTGGGGGATTCCAGCAGAACATGAGTCGAGCCGCCCAAGACACTGCGCGCAGTATGGGGCGGATCGAGCAAAGCACGCAGCGGGCGAGCTCTACAGCAGTTAGCGCAATCAAGTCTATTGGCGTTGCGGCAACTGCTTATCTGAGCGCCCGAGAACTTGTTGGGTATTCGCAAGCCTGGGTCTCTATTGAGAACCGCATCAAGCAGGTCAGCGAAAGTCAGGCTCAGTTCAGTCAATCGATGGAGGCAGTGTATTCCGTCGCTCAGAACGCGCAGTCGTCCTTGGAGGGTACTGCGGAACTGTACCAGAGGATTGCTGCTTCGGCTGGTGAGCTCGGCGTAAATCAACAGCAAGTTGTCCAGGTTACCCAGAACATCAGCAAGGCTATGTCGGCCAGTGGTGTTTCCGCTGCCGCTGCGGAAGGTGCGCTGGTGCAACTCGCACAGGCCTTTGCCTCTGGCGTGCTCCGAGGCCAGGAGTTGAACTCGGTACTCGAGCAGGCTCCGGGCTTGGCCCAGGCCGTCGCAAACGGTCTCGGGGTTGCGGTTGGAGACCTTCGAAAGCTTGGCGAACAGGGCAAGCTGACCTCCAAGCAGGTCTTCGAGGCGATTCTGTCTCAAACCCGAGCTATTGATGACCAGTTTGCGCGCGCCCAGACTACCATCGCTGGCGCGTTTCAAGTTCTGGAGAACAGCGCGACCAGGGCGATCGGCAGCCTGGATAGCACTCTCGGGGTGTCCAAGGCTTTTACGGAAGCCATGGTTTCCCTGTCGAAGTCGCTTGACTCTACGAACGTGCAGTCCTTCGTCCAGGTCCTGAATACTGGGCTGTACCTGGCGATCGGACGTACTGCTGGCGCTCTGGTAGGTGCGACGGCTGCCAAGATCGCAGACGTCAAGGTGACCCAGGAGCAGACCTATGCCGCGTCGGTTGCTGCGGCTGGAGAGGTGCGACGCGCCCAGGCGGTGAAGGCTGAGGCCGTTGCCGAGTTAGACAGAGCACGCCAGGCCGTGGCTTCTGCTCGTGCGCAGGTGGCTGCTGACCGGGAGCGACAAGCCTCCGAAATCTCTCGTTTGCGGGCGGTGCAGGCATCGCTTGTGGCTGAGCGCGAACTCGAAGGCCAGCGGCTGAAGGCCCAAATCACAGAGATTGGCCGACAGCAGTCTGTCGCTCGAATGGCCGAGTTACGGCTAGCCGAAACGGCCATCATCAAGCAGCTTCAGGCTGCGGAGGCGCAATTTACGGCCACCACCGTGGCGGGCTCGCAGGCGGTTACTGCAGCCCTTGCTCAGCGAGTGTCTGCAACCGAAGCGCTTTCTGCGGCGAACTTGCAACTTACCGCAGCTCAAACTGCCTCGACGGCCGCAATGGGCCGATGGTTCGCGGCCAGCACAGCTTTGGGGGCAGGGTTAAATGCCCTGAGAACAGCAGGCGCGGGGATTCTCAGGATTGCTGCTGGATGGCCGGGGCTGATCATCTCTCTGGGGATAGTAGCCTTGTCCTTCGTCGACTTCGGGGACAAGGCCGAGAGCAATGCTGGTCGTGCGGCCAATGCTTTCGAAGACGCCTCCACCCGCATCCGCCAGGCAGCTCGGACGATGATTCCGGAGGATCTTTCCGGGCTCAGCTATGACCAGTTGAAGCAGCAGTTGGCGGGCCTTCAGGATCAATTGAAGGATGCCGAGGCGCTTCAAGAGCGGTTCCAGAAGGGCGTTGACGACAATACCGACGTTCCGTTTGGTCCTTCGCTGGACGAGGCCAAGGAGAAAGCAGAGTCCTTGCGCCTTGCTATCCAGAAGACGCAGCGAGAACTGGACGGTGCAAGGTTCGCTTCGGATAAGGCTGGCGCGAGCTATCTGGATAATTTGCAGAAGCAGAGCGTTGTCGCCGGGAAGCTGACCGAGGTAGAGAAGCTCCGCGCCCAGATCAACGCTGGCATCCTGAAGCTAAGTCCTGACGATGAAAAACGCGCCCTGGCCTATGCCGCTGCCGTGGACAAGGCGAATGCCTCGACCAAGTCCCAGAAGGACCTGTTGAAGGACTCTGCGAAGGGGCTGAAGCAGGCTGAGGAGCGGTATCGGGACCTCAAGAAGGAGATCGACCCTACCGCGACTGCGGCGGACGAGTACAGGAAAAACATCGAGGCCCTCAACACCCTGAAGGACAGGGGGAAGATCACGAGCCAGGAGTATGCGAAGGGAATCGAGTGGGCGGCCAAGTCGTTCAACTCCGCAGTGGACGCGGCCAATCCGTTCGTGAAGCGGCTCAGAGAGATCAAGTCCGCGATGGACGAGAGCCTGGGCAATCTCAAGCTCGAAGGGCAGCGCGAAATCCTCGGGATGGGGATGAGCGATAGCCAGAGGGGGCTGTTCGACAAGCTGAACGAGGAGAATGACCGTTACGCCAAGGCCCGCAGGGATCTTGCCGACCGCTACGCAGACAGATCGGTCGGGATGAGCGACGACGAGTACCAGCAAGAACTCCAGGCTCAACAGAAGCACCATGAGCAAATGCTGGAGCAGTTGCAGGCAAACTACGATGCTCGACTTGAGGCCCAGGGGGACTGGGTGTCCGGAGCCCGCTCCGCATGGGAAACCTACGTGGAGGATGCACAGAATTACTCGAAGCAGGCCTCTGACTTCGTGTCTGGCGCCCTTGGCGATGCTACCAACGGCTTGGGTGATGCAATCACCGATATCGTCACGCGGACCAAGAGCCTTGGAGATGCGTTCGGTGACATGGCTGCGGACCTGGCTAAGTCGGTCATCAAGGCCCTGGCTGACATGGCCGCCCAGTGGCTGGTCTACCAGGCGGTGCAGTTGGTCGTAGGGAAGACGGCTCAATCGACTGCGGCAATCGGGCTGGTCGCCAATGCTCAGGCAACGGCGTTCCAGGCACAGCTAGCAGCGTTTGCCTCGACGGCTGCTATCCCGATTGTTGGCCCTGGCCTTGCTGCTGGTGCTGCTGCGGCTGCTGCCGCAGCTACCGCGCCAATGGTTGCTGGAGTTTCTTCGGCGGCCTTCGCGGGCATCGCGCACGGCGGCATCGACAACATCCCGAAGGAGAGTACCTGGCTGCTTGATGCTGGTGAGCGGGTGCTCAGCCCGAACCAAAACAGGGATCTGACTGATTTCCTCAGCAGGGCGGGCGGCGCGAGTGCTGGGGCTGGACAGGCGCCGTCGATCACTATCAACGCTCCGGTCACGGTTAATGCCCAGCCGGGCATGAGCCAAGAGGAAGCTCGAATGCAGGGAGAGGCTGCCGGGCTGGCCTTGCGGGAGGAGGTCCGGAGCGTCATTCGGGAAGAGTTGGGGCAGAACGGTCTGCTTTGGAGACGATAAGTGGCTGAGACCTTTTCTTACTGTACGCGCCTTGGAGCTACCGGCGAGACTGCTCAAAGCACCTGGCAGAACGACTTCGGGGATGGATACGTTCAGTCCGGCGGAACGGGGATCAACACCAGATCCGAGACCTGGGATGGAATGACGATCATCGGGCGCCTGGAGGCTGGTGATGATCTCCTGGGCGCCCGCGCATTTTTGGACCGGCACGAGGGGTATAAGTCGTTCCTATGGACACCCCCTGGCGGCGTACAGGGTCGATACCGGTGCAATGGATACAAACTGAGGCCGTTGGGGGGAGGCCTGTACGAACTGGGCTTCACGTTCGTTCAGGTCTTCTACCCGTAACAACCAACCATGAGCGGCTATGCCGCGGGAGAGAGGAATGAACACCCAAACTACCACCAAAGGTCAGGCTATTAAAAGCCAAGCTGTAGACTCGAAAGGAAATCCAGCTTGGCTTTTACGCTCTGACGGTCAAATCGTGATTTCGGCGCAGTTCGTAAAAGATAGCGCCGTGACCAAAGCTGTTATTCGCGGTTGATATTTGGGATATCAAGAGTGTAAGTGCTTGGTATCACTCCGTCCGGAAATACCTTTTGGAAAATCTCTAGCACGAAGTTATCTCCTACACCTTGCTGCCTGCATGCCAGTGAAGCTTTTCGGGCGATGTGTCTTTGTTGGCTGCAAGAATCTTCTGTCGAGTCAG